TTTCTTCAATATACATTTCATCTATTTTTTGTTTGATTTGAATAATATTTTTTGTATTATATTTACCATATATGAAATCAATATATCCAAAACTATCTTTTCTTCTAATCATTAAATAATAACGAACATCATTTATTTTTTGGGTTAAAACAATTCCACAACTAATAATAGGTAATTTACATTGATACAATAAATGACCTGTTTTTGAACAATTATTACATATTATTATCTTATTCATGTATTAATTTAATAATATATAATTATCTTTATTTATTATAGCGTATTATATAATTGATAAAATTGTAAATAATACTATGATTGATCCAGAAATATGGGGACCTCATTATTGGGGGTTTTTACATACAATTGCATTTTGTTATCCAAATTATCCTACAACAATTACAAAAAAAAAATATTATGAATTTATACATAACTTACCTTTATTTATACCAACAGAAAGTATATCTAAACAATTTTCAAAATTATTAAATAAATATCCAGTTACTCCTTATTTAGATAATAAAACATCTTTTTTAAAATGGACACATTTTATACATAATAAAATAAATAAAAAATTGGATAAAACAACTATTACATTTGATAAATTTTTTTCTGAATATAAATTTTCTTCTAAAAAAAACGAAAAAAATAATTATAAAATAATATTAAAAAGTGTATTTTATGTTATTATTTTTAGTTTATTAATATATTTAATATATTGCAATATAATATGACAATAGGTGGTAAAGTTATAGATTCTGGTGGATTTGGTTGCGTTTTTAGACCACAATTACGATGTAAAAAAAGCAGAAATAATAAAAATAAAATATATGGTGATAATAAATATGATGAAAATGGTATTTCAAAAGTTATGCCCAAAAAATATGCTATAAGTGAATATAATGAATTAGTTAAATTTATATCAATCATAAAAACAATTCCAAATTATAATCATTATTTTATAATATCTCAAATTACATTATGTAGACCAAAATATTTTAAACCCAACGATTTAATTGATTTTGATAAAATAAAATGTTCTTCTTTAAAGAAAAAAAATATTACATCTAAAAACATAAATTCAAAATTAAGAAAATTATATATGATTAATATGCCTTATGGTGGGATTGATATAGATAAATTTTTAAAAATTAATATTAATAATATAAGAATGGTATATAATTTTAATGTAAAGATGATATATTTATTAGACAATGCTATATTGAAAATGAATAAAAAGGGATTATATCATGGTGATTTAAAATCAAATAATATTTTAGTTAGTGTAGAAGATAATAAAAAGATGTATGTTAGACTTATAGATTGGGGGTTATCTGGTATATATTTACCAAATGATGTATTAAAATCTTTAATTACAGAATCAGGGTTTGAAGATGAATGGAAAGAAATTCCTGATATATTTCGTAATCGCCCATTTCAATTTAATGTTCCATTTTCAAATATATTATTTTCTAGAAAATTTCATAAAGATTATACAGCTTATTTATTAATTCCAGAAAAAGATAGATATAATTTATATGAATTTATAGAACGATTTATTAATAGTTATATTGAGAGAAGTTCAGGTCATTTACGAAATTTTAATAGCATATTTAATAAAGTAAAAACTATTATGTCTTACAATTCTTCTTTAACAAGTACTATTAACAAATTAACTAATTATGATAAAATATTTATTAGTAATATAAAATATATATATGATTATTTACATCAAATAATACAAAAATATACCAGAAATAATAAGTTTGATGTAATTGATTATTTTAGCAATGTATATATAAAAAATTTAGATGTTTGGGGGTTTGTATTATCTTATTATTCTTTAATTGATTATACAAGATATAATATGTATTATAATATTCAATATAATAATATGATTAAAGATTTAATTAAAAAATTATTAAATCTATTATTAAAATATAGTTGTGAACCTATAAATATTCATGAAGTAAAAGAAATATTACATGAATTTAGTAATGATATTATTAAAATGAATTCAATTAAATAAAATTATTATAATAAACTTATTTATTATAATATGAAATTAGAAATTATATTATTATTAATAACTTGTTTTATTATTTATAATATATATTATGATTGGAAATATTTAAAAATGTTTTATTCTTACAAAAAATATTTTACAATTGGAATTGTAGTTATTTTAAGTTTATCTATATATTTATTAATAAAGAGAGATCCTTTACAAAGTAAAAAAATATTATTGTATGCAAATAACATGATAAAATATATGCCTATAGACAAACAATCCATGAATTTAATCTCTCCTATTATCGATTTTACAACTACAAAAAAAGATAACTCTTTTATGGTAGATATGAATAAAACACTTGATCCACAAAGTTTTAATATTCAAAAACCAGTAAAAAGATCTGTTTCTGAAACAAAGAAAAAATTTGTAGCATCACAACAACAATGGAGATGTGGTAATTGTAAAAATCAATTAAATCATACATTTGAAATAGATCATAAAATGAGATTAGAATATGGAGGAACAAATGATATTAATAATTTAATAGCTTTATGTCGCAACTGTCATGGAGAAAAAACAGCAAGAGAAAATATGTAATGAGGTAATAATAAGAAAATATATAAATATATATAATAAATATGGAAACTGAAAAAAAATCATATTTTACAAATTTTTTTCCAACTTTTAATAATAATATTATTTATACTTTTTTGTATTTTATATTATTAATTACCATTATTATCATTATATTTTCATCCAGTTATATTACTATTAGTTTATTGATAACTTTATTTTTTCTATATTTATTTATCTCTCAATTATATAAATTTTTTATTTCAAAAGAGAGAAATTATTTCTCCATTATTTTTTCTTCTTTTATTATTGCAGTATTAGTAATCATTAATTTAATTATTCCTAACAATAATAGTATTTTAGAAAGCATAAATAATCCAAATATGAATGGAACCATTATTATTATTATTTATTCAACTGTTATATATAGTTTATTATTTATTTTTTCTTTAGCTTACAGCACATATAAAGAACATAAAAATCTATTATATTGGATTTCAATTGGATTTATTATATTATATCTTATATATATTACATATTTTAGTTATATATCATCTCCTTCATCTATGCTAGTAAATATTTTAATTTATATTCCTTTTTATTCTTCCATCTTTTTTATATTATATTATTTATTAGATAATTCTAACATTATAGATAACAAATCATTTTTAAGTGATACTTCTTTTCAGCATTTATTAGAAAATCCAAATTATAATTCTCCAACCGAAAAAAAAGATAATGCTGTAGATAAAATTTCAAAATTGTTATTAGTAATATATCTTATTATATATTTTATTTGTTTTATTACGTTTTTATCATCTACTAGCAACGTTATTAATAATTGTGAAATTTCTGAATATATATTATATATTATAAATGGATTATTAGTAATAATGTTATTGTCAATCGTAATTACTATGACAAATGTTGGATTACGTATGACACCAAATCCAAATATAGGAAAACAATTTATAACTGTTTCTTTTTTAATTATATATAATATATTTATATCCAAAAATACAAATGATAGCTGTTATGATTTTATTAAAAATCATTCTTCTTTTATAATTACAATTCTATATATTATTACCATTTATATGTATTATAAAATTATTTATAGTAATTGTAAAATAGGTGATGATTTAAATCTATTAATATATTTTTCAATACTAATTATATTATTTGTTAATGTATTATTAAGTATCAGTAATAGTAAACTTTCATTAGAATCTTATTTGAATGATGCTAATGTATATATTTATACAATTGTTGGTTATGCTATTGTTTGTATGATTGTATTTATATTTATATTTGCTGTAAAAAGATTATCATTAGATAACATCTTTCAAATAAATAAAGAAGAATTTCTTAGAAATATGAATTATATATTTTATGTTATAATGGGGTTATTTATTTTATTTTCTATAATTAGTTGGATTAGTGATTTAACTAGATCTATTTATTTGAATAGTTCTTTGAATGCAACAAATATTATTATTAATTTATGTATTATTATCGTATCAATGGCTATATTATTTAAACTTATATCATATACTTCTTTTTATCAAACCAGTCCATTATTACAAGTTGTAATTGGTGGGTTGTTTTATATTCCTTGTTTGTTAATATCTGGGTTAGATTTCATAAATGGACATAAACAAACTATTACAAATAATTTTGGATTAAAAAATTTTCAATTCAATCGAACAGATATTATTTTATTTATTTTTATTATTATTCTATATATTATTTATTTTATGTATCCTGTAATATATACCAATATATCAAGTCAAGATGGAAAATTATTATTAAAAGAACCAATTTCATTAGATAATGAAAAATTATTAGCTACACATCAATTTCTCTCTATAAAAGATACTATAACTCCTCATCAAACTCCTGATAAAGAAACACATCCGTATAATTATGCTTTATCTTTTTGGATATTTATAGATAGCAATAGTTTTATAAATTCTAAAAATAAATATTATTCTTTATTAAATTACGGAAATAATCCAAATATTCAATATAGAGGAAATGATAATACATTTATTGTAAGTCTTAAAAATAAACAAGATAATAAACCCTTATATCCTGATACATATGAATTGGATGATGATAATAATGTTATTATTTATAAAACCAATAATTTATTACTTCAAAAATGGAATAATATTATTATTAATTATGATGGAAGTATATTGGATACTTTTATTAACGGAAAATTAGAAAAATCATTCAAAGAAATTATACCTTATATGAAAAATGATAATATAACTGTTGGATCAGAAAATGGAATTCACGCTGGAATATGTAATATAATATATTTTGATAAAAGTCTTTCTTTAGAGAAAATCGGGTATATTTATAATTCTGTTAAAATGTTAAACCCGCCTATATTATTAAATTATTACGATAGATTATATACCAGTTCATTACAAATAGAAAATATAACATATAATATTGGATTAAAACAAGTTGATAGTAATAAAAAATTAGATTATGTAAAATAATTTATTGTTATAATATAAATGAATATTGGTATGATTATTTTTATTGTAATATTGATAATATTAATTATTATAATTATTAGGTCATATATTGTAAATAACAATATATTAACAAAATTGAGTGACGCAAAAGTTATGCAAACAATTTCTTCTGGTTCTTTAGCATCAAACTCAAATACAGGAAGTAGTAATTATGCTTATTCTATTTGGTTTTATATAAATGATTGGAATTATAGGTATGGTGATACTAAAATTATTTTTGCAAGAAAAGAACTTTCTAGTGCTGGATCTGTTGGAAATATAAGCGGAACAAGTCCTCAACCGAGTGTTAGTTTAGGAGCAATTGCAAATGATCTAATTATAGAATTATCTGTTTATGGACCAGTTTCTCAAACTGGAAATATATTGGTAATCCCTCCTTGTACAATACAGAATATTCCTATTCAACAGTGGGTTAATTTTACAATGAGTGTATATGGAAAAACATTAGATACTTATATTAATGGAAAATTAGTTAAAACTTGTATTTTACCTGCCCCTGTATATGTAAATAATACATTAGACGTCATCGTTACTCCAGAAGGAGGGTTTGATGGTTCTACTACTAAATTAGCATATTACCCTAATTCTCTCAATCCAGAACAAGCATGGAATATTTATGAAGATGGTTATAGTGGTGGAATTTTATCTAATTTAACTGGTTCGTATCAATTAAATATTTCTGTTTTACAAAATGGAACAGAAGAAGCAAGTTTAACAATTTAGTCTCTTTTCTATATATAATATATGTCTGAAAATTCTATAATTCCATCTATGAATAATTCTGAAAATAAAGAACCTTCTAATTTTTTTGAAAATATGAAAGATAATTTAGGTAATGCAGTTGAAAATATTACAAAACCAACTGAAAATTCTAACGCAAATTCTTCAATATTTCCTACTATTATAAAAGATACTCCCTCTGGAAATTATTTTCAAGATTTTACAAGTAATAGCAAAAATACTTTAAATAACTTTATGACTTCTAATAGTCTAGTTACCAAATTTGTTTTCTTATTATTTGTGCTTATTGGATTTCTTATTTTATTAACAATATCTATTAATATAATAGTATACTTTTTCTCTCCTAGTTCCAATCAAAAATTAATAAATGGGATGATTAATGCAAGTACTGAGATGATAGTAATTACACAAGATCCAAATGATCCAAAATCCAAAACAATTTATAGATCAGTTAATGAATCGCAAGGATTAGAATTTACATGGTCTGTTTGGGTTTATATAAATGAAATTAATACAAATGCCCCAACCCCTTATCAACATATTTTCAGTAAAGGTAATTATGGATTAGGACAGAATAATTTGTATAATTTTAATAATGCACCTGGTTTATATCTTTCCAATAATACAAATAATATGTATGTTGTTATGGATACATACACTACCCCATCAAGTCCTAGTAGTGGTTTAGAAATTCCAGATATTCCTTTAAATAAATGGGTAAATGTAATGATTATTTGTAAAAATAATCAACTTGATGTTTATATCAACGGTATTATTACCAAAAGTGAAGATTTAGATGGAATACCTAAACAAAATTATGGAGATGTTTATATTGCTGCTAATAATGGGTTCAACGGATATATTTCTAATTTATGGTATTATAATTATGCATTAGGAACATTAGCTATTCAAAATTTAGTTAAAAAGGGTCCAGATACAACTATGAAAGATAATATGATATTAAAAGATCCTAATTATCTATCATTAAGA